CACTTCAAGAGTATCTTAGAGAAAGGAAAAAAGATGTCTCACGAAATTGAAATGGTAAACGGTGTCGCTCAAATGGCTTATGCTGGCGAGACTCCTTGGCATGGTCTGGGCACTGAAGTGTCTGACGACATTAGCACTGACGGTATGATGAAAGCAGCTGGCCTTGACTGGTCTGTAACCAAACAGCCCATGTACTACCTGACTGATATTGGCGAGATGGGTGAAGTTCCGGGCAAGTCTGCGCTGGTTCGCTCCTCTGATAACAAGGTCATGGACATTGTTGGTTCTGACTGGAATCCTGTACAAAACGCAGAAGCATTCGAGTTCTTCCGTGAGTTTGTTGATGCTGGTGATATGCAGATGCATACCGCTGGTTCTCTCAAAGAAGGTAAGATGGTCTGGGCTCTGGCTAAGGTCAATGATGGCTTCACTATCAAGACCGCACAGGGCGAAGACTCTATTGAGTCCTACCTGCTGTTCTCTAATCCACACCAGTACGGTAAGTCAATCGACGTACGGTTTACTCCGATCCGTGTGGTGTGCAATAACACTCTGACTCTTTCTCTGGATCAAAATGTTGATCAGTATGTACGTGTCGGTCACCAGCGTCCATTTAATGCTGAAGATGCTATGGCTACTCTGGGCATGGCACAGCAAAAGCTAGAGACTTACAAGGAAGCAGCAGAGTACCTGTGTCAGAAGTCTTACACGACTGACCAAATGCTTGACTACTTCAATCAAGTCTTTCCTTCTGCTTCTGATCGTGACTCTAATAAGTCCCGTGAAGCACAAGAGGTAATGCACACTCAAGCAGGTGCAAATCTTGGTGAAGGTACCTTCTGGCAGTTGTTTAATACTGTCACCTATATGACTGACCACACTCTTGGTCGAAACAATGATAATCGGCTGCAGTCCTCTTGGTATGGCTCTAACCAGAATGTCAAGAAAAAAGCCCTTGAGTTAGCAGTTAATATGTAACTTAAAACGGGAGAGCAAACGCTCTCCCTCCCTAAGAAAGGATAAATAAAATGTTTCGTTATTTTTTACAGTTTATGGTCTTACCAGTTGGCGTAATGTTTATGGCATTGGTATTTTCATTTATCACTGTAGCGTTTGGCCCTGCGTGGCTTCAGTAAATTAAAAAGGATAAAATAATGAGCGATACAGTAATGTTTAAAAATTTTTTACAGAAAGTTCAAAAGGGTATTGTCAATATTCGATTTGAAAAGTTGGATGGCACTCAAACTAATCGAAATGTGACTCTTGATCCTTCATATATTCCTGAAGACCATCCCGGTGTAGGACAACCTGAGTATGAAGACCTCATAGAAAGTCTAGATGATATTATGAATAAAGACTATTTGCGAGTCTATAGTGTAAGCGACCAAGGCTGGCGCACTATCAAGCCTAGTAAACTCATTTCTTGGTTTTCAGCATAAAAAAATTTTGGTAGAGGGTTGACATTCCTCTACCAATATACTATATATTAGTAGTAAATTGGTTTTATGAGTTATTTGAAATGTATAACATTATTCGTTTGATTTTTACCTTTGTCGTATTTTTCTTTGTGGGAATTTGTGCCTATAGCATTGTTCGCCCTCTTTGGGCACATGACACAACTATAGAAGAAAAACCGTTGAACTGTGATGAGATTAATCTCGGCACATACGACTACACTCATGTTTCTACTAATCGCCCTACACGCAATAACAATCCTGGCAATATCCGCAAAACTGGAGTGACTTACTATGGCGAAACTTCTAATGACCCAGCCTTTGAGTCGTTCTCTGCTCCTGAATGGGGATATGCAGCTATGTTTGACCTTTTGGACCGTCTTTACACTGGACTCACTCTCAGCGAGGCTATCCACAAGTGGGCTCCACCTGTAGAGAATGACACCCAGCGCTATGTTAACTTTGTTGCTGGAAGTACCGATTTACATGAAGACAAGTTTATTATTAATGTAAATGATGAACGTATTATCGGTGTTGTCAAGTATATGTCTATTCTTGAAGGTATGAAAGGTTTCTCTGATGATGATGTGACTATGGGCTATATGATATGGGAAGAGTGTTATAATGCTGACTGATCACGAAATCAAACAAACAACCGATTATGTCAAGGCAATGGAGATTATCCTACGACAAGAGGATATTGAAGCACTGCAAGAGCTGATTGAATATTGCCAACATCGTATCAAACAACTAGAGGTTGAGAATGAAACACAAGCGTTTATGTGAACCAGAGTTCGGTAAAAAAGGTAACTACACTATCATTCTTCCTATCGATCAGGGCGTGGAGCACGGCCCGCATGCTGCGTTCTATGCCACTGATCATCCTGAGATGTTGGATGTGGATTACCAGGTTGATTACATTGCCGAATTGCTACAAGAAGGATTAGTGGGGGCTGCAGCACTGCCGCAGCGTACTGCTAACCTATTGAAGTTTTGGTATCCACATCTTACCAAAGATATTATTATGAAACTAAATCATGGTAACAATCTGAACAAAGACCTTGCTCCTACACAAGCACTATACTCCAGTTCATATCACGCTTCTGATCTAGGCGGTGTTGGATATACAATCTATCCAGGTGCACCTGATCAAGATGACATGATCAATCACTTTGGCCGCATTCAAGACTGCAAGCCGGACAACGTTAAGTCCATTCTCTGGTCATATCCACGTGGCGGTGAATTCAATCCTATATCGCTTGAGACCACAATGCATGCAGCATACATCGCTGCACAGCTGGAGCCAGACGTGATCAAGGTCAAACTTCCTGAGTATGATAACATTGCGGACCTATGCATTCGTGTAGATCGTGTTGTTAAATCCGCCTGTGGTATTCCTGTAGTATTCTCCGGTGGTTCATGGCGGAGAACTGAGAAAATTCTAATGGAAGCAGAAGCAATTGCCAAGAATGGTGGCTACGGTATGATTGTAGGGCGCAACGTATTCCAGCGTAAGCGTGATGAAGGTAAAAATCTATTAAGAGATATACACAAAGTGTTTAGGGAGAGTTAATATGTTAAGATTCTTAGCATTACTTTTTTTATTGGTTCCTAGTGTTGCTAAGAGCCAAGAAATGAGCAAGGAAGATATGATCATGGAGTTTGCTGACATAGCAACTCTAGTAGCTGCAGAGGCACATCAATGTGGAGAAACCAATAAAGACAGAGTCATAGCGTTTAATAAGATGTTTGACTCATTCATGCTTTATACGGCAGGACAAGAAGGTGTGGACCTTACACAACAAGACATAGAGGGATACAAACTGGCTGTACTGATCGAGCAGTATGAAGGCATGAAGGCTGCTTATCCTCACCAAGGATGCTACGGTATCAACTTTATCATCTCGATGTTTAACGACAAGATGAAGTACGCCGAGAGCGTCTATGATTACTATACACCATATGATACTTTATAAAATAGTTGTTTACAACGTCAAAAAAGTGTGATACACTCCATGAGTGTCTTAATGAAAGGAATATATTCGATGGCTACACTTAAGAACAAAATTCGTAAGAAGCACTTTGATACACAGTTTCGACTCAAGAAGAATATGGAAAAGCAAGCTACATATGACCTTGAGTATGCACAATCCTATGATATGGATGAAATCCTGTCTGGTAATGAAGCATATCAAGAGTTTGTGAATGAGAAGAACAGCGACTTTTATTAATGCTTGGAGATAAAATTTTAACTAAGAAAAAGTTTTGTGATATGGTAGAGGACCATGTACACTCTAAGAAAGAGTCATACATGGATGCACTTACGCATTTAATGAATAAACTAGAAGTTGAACCTGATCGTATATCAAACTTAATAAATACATCAATCAAGGATAAACTAGAGGCAGAAGCCCGCAACTTAAATTTCCTTGAAAGGATTAACACACTACCCTTGTGAGGAACAAATGAAACGATTGGGGAATTTTATGCTTAGATTAGTCGGAATGTATATTCCATTTGTACTGGTCATTCTTGGTATTGGTGCATGTTCATATATCTATCGAGACGATTTCTTTGATAGGTTTGGTAATAATGATGAACAGACAATTGAGGAACCAGTAGAAAATGAAACAACAGAACTACCAGCTGATGTTGGAAATGATGAAGAGTCTACAACCGTTGATGAAATCATCACAGAGCCAGCACCAACAGGCAACAGTGACTCTGAAGAGTCCGATCTCGAATCTCTTCCAGGAATTGGAGAGTGTGTCTGTCCAAAAACAGATGACACTCTTTGAAGAATATGAATTATTCGAGCAAGATGGGTATATTACAGTATACCCCGATTTAAAAACATTGCTCACTAAAAAAGAATCTCCAGAATCTATGGAGGTAGAAAAAGGTTCAATCACCTTTTAAAAAATGATTGACAACATGTGAACTTTATAGTATGATACAAATCTTAATATTTCAGTAATACAAGGAAAATACAAATATGTCACTTGCTTCACTTAAAAAATCCCGTGGTTCTTCTATCGATAAACTCGTAAATGCAGCAGCAAAGCTTAATGAGTCTTCTGCTGATGTGCGCAACGGTCCAGATGAGCGTATCTGGAAACCTACTGTTGACAAGGCAGGGAATGGCTATGCTGTTGTTCGTTTTCTTCCTGCACCAGAAGGTGAAGAGTTGCCATGGGTTCGATATTGGGATCATGGATTTCAAGGCAAGACCACAGGTATGTGGTATATCGAGAAGTCTTTGACTTCGATTGGTCTTAAAGACCCTGTAGGTGAGTTGAACTCGCAGCTATGGAACTCTGGTATTGATGAGGATAAAGAAACCGCACGCAAACAAAAGCGTCGTCTGCATTATGTTTCTAACATCTATGTAGTCTCCGATTCTGGCAATCCTGAGAATGAAGGTAAAGTCTTTCTGTATCAGTATGGCAAGAAAATCTTTGATAAACTGATGGAATCTATGCAGCCTCAGTTTGAAGACGAAGATCCAATCAATCCATTTGATCTTTGGGAAGGTGCAGATTTTAAACTCAAGATTCGTAATGTAGAAGGGTATCGGAACTATGATCGTTCTGAGTTTGCATCTCCAGGTGCATTGGCAGATGATGATGCACTAGATGCTATTTACTCTAAGGTTTATCCACTGGGTGAGTTTACTGATCCTACCAACTATAAGTCTTATGACGC